GTTGTTATCTGTATTTTACTTGTTTTGAAAAAGGCATTTGGAATTTTGCTCATGACTTGTCAACAAGCAATACTGCAGATACAGGCGCAGCTGCTTGGAGTTAATAAATAAATAATTAAAGTGCTCCTTCGGGAGCACTTTTAATAGGAGAAAATTATGGCAAACGTATCACAAGTTAAAGCTAAAACTTTTGCAGCTAACGGAGCAGACACAACTGCTATTTGCGCTAATCAAACTAATAGTGGTTCAGGAAGTATGACTTTAACAGACACTGGCGCTGCTGGTGTTTTAGTGCCAGGAAATCTAGGTACAACTGTAACTATTGTTTCAACAGCATCTGATTCTAATACTGGAATTACTTTTGATGTAACTGGAATGGGAGTTGATGGTTCGGAAGTAAGTCAAACAGGAATTACAGGACCTGCGGGAACTTCAACAGTTACAACAACTACAGTTTTTGTATCTGTTACAAGTATAACTCACTCAGGAACATGTACTAATGTGTCTTGTGGAATTACTGCTAGTACAACTGGAACAGGTGTAGTTACTGCAGGAAGAACTAGAATTAGAGGAATGCATATTAAACCTTCGGGAACTGCAGGATTAATTGATTTTAAAAACACTTCTTCAAGTGGAACTAAATTATTAGAAATTGGAGTATATACTGATCAAACACCAGTAGATCCGTACATACCAGATGATGGTGTTTTATTTAGTGCGGGTGCTTTTATAAATTTAGGGTCAACAGATTTAGCAACTAATATCACTGTATTCTACGACGGGTAGGAGGTTAGATGGCTAACACGACTTCCGGCTCTTATGTTTTTGATAAGAACCTAAGCATAGACGAAATTATAGAAGATGCATACGAACGTATCGGTATGCAAGGTGTGTCTGGCTATCAACTTAAAACTGCCAAAAGATCATTAAATATTTTATTTTCTGAATGGGGTAATAGAGGACTTCAATTTTGGGAAGTAAAAAATCAAAACATTGCATTAGTAGATGGTCAATCTGTCTACACTTTTTATCGTTCACCATCTGACGGAACGTCAAGTGGAATTTCAACTACATTATCTGCAGGAATAAATGCAACTGTTGCTACAATTGGAGTAGCTTCAGTTACAGGTATGCCTACAACAGGTGGTGTAATAACTATTAATAGCGAACAAATTTCATACACAGGAATTTCTAGTTTAAATTTAACTGGGTGCACTAGAGGAATTAATGGTAGCACAGCAGCAACTCATAGTACTTCTGATGCCGTACTACAGTTTCCGGTTGGTATGACAGATATTCAAGAAGCAGACTATAGAGTTAAGTCAACTTCAGTTGATACACCTATGACAAAAATTAGCAGATCACAGTATCAAGGTTTTTCTAATAAAACTGATAAAGGTTTACCTACCCAATATTGGGTACAAAGATTTGTAGATAAAGTTACAATGACTTTATATTTAACTCCAGGTGCAGCTCAAGATGGAAACTATATTAATTTTTATTATACAAAAAGAATTGATGATGTAGGTGCATATACAAATGCAACAGATGTACCGTACAGATTTATTCCATGTATGATTGCAGGATTGTCTTATTATCTTGCAGTTAAATATGCTCCTCAAAGAGTACAAGAATTAAAATTATTGTATGAAGATGAATTGTTAAGAGCTGAAGATGAAGATGGTTCTTCTAACTCTACATACATTTCACCTAAAATTTATTATCCGGGGATTGGTTAATGACTACTTTTTCACAAGGTAAATATGCTTTAGCAATATCTGACAGATCAGGCATGGCTTTTCCATATAATGAAATGGTTAGAGAATGGACTGGTGCATGGGTACATGTCTCAGAATATGAACCTAAATCTCCACAGTTAGATCCAAAACCTACAAGTGCTGACCCACAAGCTTTACAAAGAGCAAGACCAGCCAGAACAGAGTTTGGAACACAAGATTTTTTACCAGATAATCCTTTTACAACGGCAGGAACTACAACTTTAACAGTTTTATTTCCAAATGGACAATTAGAAGTTGATGATGTTTTAAGATTCACTGCTGTTAAAAGTGCGGTCGGTGGAGTAACCGTTGATAAGTTTCAAATACAGACAACTTTAAATGGCGATATTACAGATAGTGATACTACAATAACATTAACCGATGGTTCTAATTTTCCAACATCTGGATTTATTATGATTAAAAAAATAAACAGTACTACTGGTTTATATGAAAACGAAGTGATTCAATATACAGGTAGGTCTAGCAATGATTTAACTGGATGTACACGTGGAACATCTTCTCCTTATAGAGGATTTACTCCATCTGCATCTACAGCTAGCGCCCATGATTCCGGAGCCACGGTCTATGGGTCATTTAAAGTTGCTTCTTTAGTAGGAACAAGTTATGTTAACGATGCTAACACAACGGTAACAGATTACAATAGTTTTACATTAACATTACCTAGTGCTGCAACAGGCACTGCAACAGGAGGAGGATTTAATTGTGTTATTAGTCCTCTTAACATAGAGAGTTTATAATGGCAGGAACAACATACGCAAATTTAACTACAGATATTAGAAATTACACTGAAGTAGATTCTAATGTATTGACAGCAGCTGTTATTAATAGATTTATAGAAGACGCAGAATTTAGAATATATCAAGAGCTCCCTATGGATTCTGCCAGATATGTTTCAGAAGGAACTTTAGCTGCAAACGACAATACAATCAACAGTCCAGGAAAAGGAAGTAAAGGCGCAACAGGGGCTTTATTTATTAGAGGCGTTGAAGTTTTTAATTCTACAGCAAATACTGAGGGGAACGGCACTTGGTTAGAGAAAAAAGACCAAACTTATTTATCAGAATTTGTAGATAGAAAATATGGTCCTGAAGGAACTATTCAATCTCCAACAGATACTACTAATTCAGTAACAGGTTTTCCTAAATATTATGCTATGTTTGGGGGAGCGACTGGAGATTCTGATACTACCTCTGGAGGAATGTATATTGCTCCAACTCCTGATGCTAATTACAAATATAGAATATATTATAACATGGTACCTCTAGGATTATCTAGCTCAACAACATCCACTTATTTAAGTAAATACTTTCCAAATGGGCTTTTATATGCTTGTTTGGTAGAGGCATTTGGATTTTTAAAAGGTCCAATGGATATGTTGACATTATACGAACAAAAGTATAAAAATGCTATACAACAGTTTGCAGGAATGCAACTTGGAAGACGAAGACGAGACGATTATACTGACGGAACAGTTAGAATAAAAGTTAACTCACCGTCTCCATAATGAGGAGAAAATTTTATGGCTAACACATCGGCAATATGTAACTCTTTCAAACAAGAGGTATTGGTAGCAACACACAATTTTACAGCTTCAACTGGAAATACTTTTAAATTAGCTTTATTTGATTCAGCTGCAACTTTAGGAGCAAGTACAACAGCTTATGCTACTGCTGAAGAAATAACTGGAACTGGTTATACAGCTGGTGGAAAAACTTTAACAAGTGTTACTCCTGTTTTAGATTCATCTACAGCAGTATGCGATTTTGGAGATATCTCTTGGACGTCTGCAACATTTACTGCTAATGCATGTTTAATTTATAATTCTAGTGCATCAAACAAAGCAGTTTGTTCTGTTGCATTTGGCGGAGATAAATCTGTTTCTTCTGGAACTTTCACAATTCAATTCCCTGCGGCCGCAGCAACAACAGCTATTGTTAGAGTAGCATAGGAGGGTTAGTATGCCCGACGTTGCATCAGGATGGGGCCGATTAACCTACGGACAAGCCCATTGGGGCGATGCCGAAACTATTAAACAGGGCTGGGGACGTCTTACATACGGATCACAAGCTTATGGTGATTCACCTACCGTTACACTTTCTGGAGTATCAGCAACAGCTTCTGTTGGTGCGCCAACAATAGAAGTTAGACCTGGTTGGGGTACTCTTGACTGGGGTGAAAACGGTTGGGGTAGCGTTGAAGAAGGAATTGAAAATCTAGTTGGTATTGGAGCAACATCTAGTGTTGGTGCTATTACACCTGCTGATGTAGTTGGGCTAACTGGACTTTCTGCAACTTCAAGTGTTGGAACAGGTATTACTTTTGTTATCTCACCTACAATTACACCAGATGGTCAAGTAGCAACTGCTTCGGAAGGTCAATTAAATATTAATGCTGGTGCGGACCATGTTCAAGGTTTAGCAACTTTAGTAGCAACAACTGCAGTAGGGTCAATTACTCCTGCTGATTCAGTTGGACTGAACGGAGTATCGGCGACAGCTAGTGTAGGACCAGATTTAGTTATAACAGATACCCAGGTAGTAGATCTTCAAGGTCTTGCTGCTGGAGCAACTTCGAGTGTAGGAGCAATAGTTCCAGATGGAATGGCTTTAGGTATTTCTGGTGTTTCTTGTACTTCTTCTGTAGGCTCAATTACCCCTGCAGATGTACTAGGATTGACAGGAGTTTCAGCAACTGTTACTGTAGGAAATGTCGCTCCTTTAGGATATCAAGATATTGATATTGATGGGAATACAAGTTATAATGATGTTGACGTGAGCGGAAATACATCATATACAGATGTAACGCACGCGGCTTAGGAGAAAAAATTTATGGCTTCATCATATACGGCACTTGGTCTTGAATTAATGGTAACCGGAGAAAATGCCGGTACTTGGGGAACAAAGACTAATACTAATTTACAACTTTTAGAACAGATTGCTGGTGGCTATGCTTCAGTAACTGTAAACGGAACTGGCGCTACTGCCTTATCAATTTCAGATGGTGCAACAGGTGCAAACGGTGCAACCAGAGTAATTATTTTATCTGGAACAATCACAGGAAATATAACTGTTACACTTCCATTAGATGTAGAAAACTTTTATGCAATTAAAAATGCAACAACTGGTAGCTTCACAGTAGAATTTAAATATATTTCAGGATCAGGTTCAAGTTTTACATGGACAGCTACACAAAAAGATTGGAGACTTTTTACAGCTAAAGGTGACGATGCCACAAACCCTAACATAGAAGAAATTTCATTAACAACAAGTCCTGCAGGATCAGATACACAAGTTCAATATAATAACTCAGGTTCATTTGGTGGAGACGCTGATTTAATCTGGACAGCAGGAACAGGTTTAACAATTAACTCACAAAAAGAATTAAGATTAGCAGACACTGATGATTCAGCATACATAGGTCAAAAAGCATCAGGAACGACTACGTCATATACTTTGACGTGGCCTGCAGCAGTTGCAGCAGCTAATGATTATGTTTTAAAATCTACAACAGGTGGAGTTTTATCTTGGGGTGAAGTAACCGGTGGTGCTTCATGGCAAGCAGTAATTACAGCAGACCCATCAAACGCTGTTGCAGGTAATGGATATTTTTGTAATACAACTGGCGGAGCTTTTAATTTAACTTTACCAACATCCGCTTCTATTGGAGACTTTATTTCTTTTGTAGATTATGCGGGTACGTTTGATACTAATAATTTAACCATTGCAAGAAATGGCCACAACATACAGGGAGCAGCAGCAAATTTAGTTGTTTCTACAGAAAGAGCGGCGAACACACTGGTCTATGTAGATGCGACTCAAGGTTGGTTGTTGCAGAATAAATAATGACAGATTATAGAACGATTCAAGGGTCGGCTGTGCAGTCGCGTACTGCAAGTACTGGACTTATTGAAGGAGAGATTTGGTATGACAGCAGCGCTGGTAATTTTAAATTAGAAGCTTTTGATAGTGGAGTTTGGTCTACAGGAGGAGCTTATCCTACAGGTTTATATGGTATGGCAGCTGGAGGAAGCACACCCGATGCAGTAGCATATGGAGGTGGAACCGGTCCAACTCCTTCTTACTCAAACCAATCAGCTACTTATAACGGTACAAGTTGGACAGCAGCCCCAACAGTTCCTTTCACACATTCTTTAGGAGGTGGAACGGGACCAGGTGCAGCTGCAATAGGAGGCGGAGGTGACGGAAACGCTCCCGGAGCATTTGCAGAATGGGACGATTCTAGTTGGACTGCAACACCAACTATGGGTAAAAACGCTTATCAGTGTAGATTAGCAGGAACACAAACAGCAGCAGTAGCGGCAGGTTTGTATTATGATTCATCTGCTCAAACATGGAACGGAACTACATGGTCTGATCCTGGAGCAGCTATGCCTGTACACGTTTATAATACTGGTGCAGTTGGAACATCAACAGCAGCTTCCTTTATTGGTGGACATGGTCCTATACCAACAGCTAATGCACAATCTACTCAACAAGAATGGGATGGATCTGCATGGAGTACAGGAACAGCAATGCCTGGAACAGGAGCTCCTAGTGCTCAAACTGGTAATGGAGCACCAAATAATGACTATTGGATTAACGGCGGAGGTGGAACTTTTTTAACTGGAACAACTACAGCTCAATTCGATGGTTCATCATGGACAACAGCCGGTAGTAACCCAACAGCGGTTAGCAACGCAGCAGGCGGAGGGACTGATAAATCAACTGGATTTATAGTTGGAGGATCTCCAACCACAACAGCAATGCAAGAAATTTCGGGAGGAGTATTCACAAAAACAATTACAACGACTTAAGGAGGATAAATTATGGCAAACTATCAATACTGTACAGCAACAAATTGGGGGAAAGGTTTTATTACAGCCAATGATTCAAGAAATATTGGATTTAGATCATATCCTGGTGATGTGTGGAGAGTGCCTATTAACAATCAAAATGCTAACAGATGGATCGCTGGAGTAGCTGGAGTTAGAAAAACTTTATCTGAAGCACAAGCAATTGTTGATGCAGAAATTACTCAAGCACAAGCTGATTGGGATGCATTACCTGCAGATCAAAAAGCACCTACTATAGGATTTGAAGCTAATACACGACCAGAAGATATAACTTTGGAGGAATAATATAAGTGGCAACTTATTACGATAAACATGGACAAAAGGTACAATACCTTTCATCGGATCCCGCTAATTTAACGGAGGGACAGGTTTGGTATAACTCGACTTCTAATACTGCTAAAGTTCAGGGCTATGGTACAGCAGCTTGGGCAAGTAGTGGTAATTTACCACAAGCTGGAGATGAAAGAGTTGGCTTAGGAGAACAAACAGCAGCACTTTCTATAGCTAGACAAAATTCGGGGTATCAAACTTTTGCGGATTGTGATACTTACAACGGAGCTACATGGACCTCTAGTCCAAATATAAGCACATCTAGAACATCTGGTTTTGCTTCAAGAGAAGGAAGCGTAACTGCAGGAGTATATGCAGGGGGCTTTTATCATACCCCTTCTTCACCTACCATGGGCAACACTGAAGAATACAATGGGTCAACATGGACAGCCACTAACCCTTTAAACCAAGCTCGATATGGTAAGGGTGGCTGGGGAACGGAGCCATCAATGTTTGCTGCAGGTGGTTACAGTTGGACAGCAGGTACTACTTATACAAACACAGAATCTTATGATGGTTCATGTTGGACAGCAGTTAATTCTTTAAACAATGCGCGAAGCGGGGGCTTTGCATGTGGCAGTCCTACAGCAGCCAATTATTTTTCATATAGTGCAACCGCAGGTTTTTTAGAAAATTGGGATGGAACTTGTTGGTCAACTCTACCTGCTTCTTTTAATGACGCAGCATCTGGTAGAACCGGAGCGGGGACAGCCACTTCAGCATGGGCTGGTGGCTCAGGCACATCACCAAAACAACAAACCGAAACATGGGATGGCACTTCTTGGTCATCATCGCCTGCTACAACTAATCAAGCTAGCAGCAGAACTAACTCAGGATGTGGAACTGCAACCGCGGGATTAGTTTTTGGGGGCTCACCCACTATCAGTGCTACCGAAGAGTATACGGCAGCAGGTGTAGAAACAAAAACAATTACAACGAGTTAAAAAATTATGGCAACTTATATAGACATACACGGAAATAATATACCAATAGTATCTTCAGATCCTAGTAACCCAATTTATGGAGAAATTTGGTACAATACAACAACAAACGCATTAAAAGGATATGTTTATGCATCATCCGCATTTAGTACGGCTAATGTTTTACCAACTGCCACAATGGGTGGACTTGGTGGTGGAACAATAACAGCAGGATTAGTAGCCACTGGAGACTATCCAGGGGGAAGATCCAATGTGACTATGGAATATGATGGGACTAATTGGGCTGTAGGAGGTACTTATCCAGTATCATACACCCAGGTGGGTGGAGGTGGTACTCAAGCCTCAATGATTGCTGCGGGAGGTGGTCCTCCTTGGACTAGTAATCTTACAAATTCATATAATGGTACAGCTTGGTCAGGTGAAACTGCTTATCCTACTAACATTAGAGGATCTGATGGCGGAGGAACGGGGGAAACGGCATCTTTTGTTGGCGGCGGTGAAAACTATAACACAGCAACAAACGCATTTAATCTTTATAATGGAAGTTCTTGGACTGCAGGCGCAGCAAATCCAGCGGCTAATTTTAATAAATTTGTGGGAACACAAACTGCAACTCTTGCAGTTGAAAATGGACCAGGCGCAACACAAACATTTAATGGAACGTCATGGACATCAGGAAACGCAGCAGGAAATACGTCGTCTGGTAATATGTATGGAAGTTCAACAGTGGCGGTAAATGGTTGTACAAGTCAACCAACTGGAACTCTTCCTGCTCAAGAATGGGATGGGACATCTTGGTCTGCAGGAGCAATACCTGCACTACCAAATTATAGGCTTAGAACCACATGTCAAACTGGAACAAGCGGTTTTTTCGGAGGCTCTTACCCTGGAGCAGCTCCCCCTACATCATCAAATGATGTGGAAGAATACTCAATGGCAGCGGCGGCGACTGTTACTGTTACATCATCTTAATGCTTGACTTTCAAATATAGTGTTATATTCTTAATATAATCTAACTTATGAAAGGATCATTATGACAGAAAAAAGAAATATACATGCATTAATAGAAAAAGAAGCTCCGGCTTTAAATAATTTATTAGACCCACAAGATGTTTCTTCATTTAAAGCGATGACAGAAGAACTTCGTGATACGTGGACTAAAAAACAAATCTTCAGAACTGAAACTGAAATGAGGTTTTCGGTTTTAAATGATTATAAATATCCAACTAAAGCTGCAAAATACTGGCAATGTGTTAGAGAGCAAAATGTTTATTTAGAAAACTTAATGACACTATCTTTTGAGTATAGAAGAAACGACGCTAAAATTAAACAGTTAGAAAAGAAACTAGATAAAGAAGCTGATGATTATAAAAAAGAACTTTATCAAATCGATCTTGATGAAAAAATGTTTGCTAAAGCTAGTATGGAACTTACAGCTAGAGATAGAATGAGAGAAATTAAATTATGGTCTAAAATTAAAAAAGAAAATGACGACGGTTCTTTTGATAAAAGAAATGTTAATACACATCAATTAGAGTCTTATCATAAAATAATGCAAAATAGAAAAGCGACCCTAACACCTGGTTCAAGTCAACCAGAAGTGTTTAATGTATTGGGTCAATTAGAATCAATTGAAAAAATTAAAAAAGAGAGAGGTATACTTGAAAGTAAAAAGAGAGAAGCTATTTCTACGGAACGTAACCCTGGAGAGGGATCCTAGTAACCAAAAACAAGGTAGTCTTTATAAAGCAGTAAGAGATCATATAAAGAAAACCGGTTTTATCATTAATCCTTTATTAGTGGTTGAGGAAGGAGATAGATATAAAGTCGTTTATGGCAACAATAGATATTTGGCAGGAGTAGAGTTGGGTTTAACCGAGTTTCCTGTACAAGTACTACCCGATGAGGAAGTTCTCACCATAAGAGAAGCAGCTAAAAACTATAAAGAAATTAATTTAAATGATACGTAAACAAATTATTCAAAAAATCGACACAGAAGTATTTCTTTATTATCTTACCCTTAAGAAAATAAATACTGATTATTTTATAAACGAAATAGAGAAAGGAATTAAAATTAATTCTAATAAAAACAATAGAACCTATGTTCAAGGAAAAATGACACATTGGACTTATTTTAATGCAGATCAAGAATTGAATAAAGTGTTAGATGAGAGTTTTAAATATTTAAAAGAAGGTGGCTTAATATTTAATTGTAGAATAAGTGATTCATGGGGCATTAAAATGAGCAAAGGAGATGAAACATTAGAGCATTCTCATGGCAATTCTAACTTATCTGGTATTATGTATTTAAATGACTGTTCGGTCCCTATTAGATTTAAAGAAATAGATTATAACCACACTCCTGTAAAAGGAGATTTATTGTTTTTTAATTCTATGCTATTACACAGTGTCCCTAAGATTAAAGAAGACATTACTAAATATGCCTTGTCTTTTAATTTTATGTCAACCATAGACTTTAAAAAGGAGAAGAATGGACTTTAATGTAGTATTTTTAGGTCAATCAGTTTTAAGATATAGAGCACCGAGGGACATACTATTGCAACTTACAAATATATATAAAGATAAGTTTAAGGAACTGCCTCTAGCCAACCCTCAATTAGTAGGTAAAATTGATAATGAAAAATCTTTGTTCTATGATGGCCCGGATGTTCCGGAAAAAAAGATATACCCTCATAACTTTTTATCTCGCGACATAATTGATTTTTATTATAAGATATTTAACCATTACTTAGAGTGGAATAAAGTAAAAGGCTATAAGTGTACATTATCTTCGGTATGGGTTAATCGAATGAAAGAACATGAATATAATCCTATTCATGTTCATCAAGGAACTTTATATACAGGATTATCTTCCGTACTTATACTACATACACCTCAACATTATGGTGTAGAATATTCATCTCCTCATGAACCTTTAAATGGTCAATTAATGATACTAGGTGCCGCGTCCGGACAATTTGCTAATGTAGATTATCAACCTTATAAATTAACTGCAGGAGACATGTTTATATTTCCTTATGATATGCGACACTGTGTTTATCCTTTTAATGGACCGGGAGAAAGAGTAACCGTAGCTGGTAATATGGATGTTTTATTTGACCCTATTTTAAACCGAGGAGTAACTTAATGTACGAAAATAAAATAATAACAGAACCTAAATGGAAAAGTTATGTAATTGAAACAACGACACCAGTATTCACAGCAGATCAGTGCCGACAAATTATAGAATGTGGGAGAAGACAACCGCCTCAAACCGCTCAAGTTGGATTGAATCGTCCAGGAGGAGGGGTAGATACAAAGAAAAGGGTGACTACTATTAGTTGGATACCCTTTAACGAAATGGCGCCTATGTATGAACATTTAGATAGTTTTATTCAAAAAGCCAACCGCAATCATTTTGGTTTTGATGATCTTAAAATTACAGAACAAGCGCAATTTACCGAATATCCGGTAGGAGGGTTTTATGATTGGCATACGGACTCTGATATTGTTTTCCAGAATGAACCTCCTGTTAGAAAAATTTCTATGACTGTTTTATTAAACCACCCCTCAGAATTTGAAGGGGGAGACTTAGAAGTCGGATCAAAAAATAGCCCTAAGAAGCCTGTGGAACAAGGAAAAGGAATTGCTTTTGCTTCTTTTATTAATCATAGAGTTAAGCCTGTTACTAGAGGAGTAAGACAATCTTTAGTGGTGTGGTTTGGGGGAACACCTTTTAGATGATTTTTAAAAAGAATAATATTACTATCAATAGTAATAGAATTCCTATTGATAGACTAAAGGAATGTTTCTCTATATTTCCTAAAAATTTACCACCTTACTTGTCTTCGATGCCCAGTCTAATTGATCCCAAGATACCTATCTCAAAGACTGTTAGGCATTGTCCTGGAATGATTAATCTTTTTAAGAACACTATTTTGTTTACCAGTCCATTTGATATTCATGTTAACTTCGAGGATGATGGATCATGGAACGCTTTTGTGGGCTCTGGGGGTATGGGTAATAACACTGTTAATGCTCATGATGACAATCAACTGTTAAACTTTGTAAACAGTCCTTATAAATTATTATTAAAATTTCATTTTGAAATAATAATTCAATGTGATTACGCTGTGTATTTAACTAATCCATGGTGGCACTTTAAACCATACGAAACGATTCCTGGTTATTTAAATTGTAAGGAGCCGGTCGAACTAAATTTCTTTGTACCAATTAGAAAAGATATAAAGGTATTAAAAATAAATTATGGAGATCCTTTAATGCATATTAATGTAGAACATAAGGATAAATTAAATATTAAGTTTAATAAAAAGAAAATTCCTCACTGGAGTGAGCTGCAGTATAGGTTCTCAACTTTAAAAGATAAACTATTTAAGAATAAATTTACGCCACATGAAAAAATATAACTTTGATGAAAGCACTTTTATACAGGGGTCTTATATTCCTGAAACTATTTGTGACAATGTTATAAAATTTTTTAATGACAATCCAGAGCAACAGTATCCAGGTCAAGTAGGGCAAAACTCTAAGGTGAATGAAGAAGTAAAAAAAGGGACAGAAATGTTTTGTCCCGTGCCTGTAATAGATTTTCATCTTCCAGATTATTTAAAATGTTTACATCAATGTTGTAGTGATTATCTTCGTGTATTTAAGGATGCCAAAAACGTGCGTCCGTTTAACATTGAAAATAATATTAAAATACAACACTATCACCCTGGTGAAGGTTTTTATCAATGGCATTGTGAAAACACAGGTCATAATGAGAATGGGAAAAGACATTTAGTTTTTATGACTTATTTAAATAATGTTAAAGATGGCGGAACTGAATTTAAATATCAAAACATAACGGCTCCAGCCAAGAAAGGCTTGACTTTAATATGGCCTGCTATTTGGACCCATACTCATCGAGGTCAAATAAGTCCAACTGAATCTAAAACAATTATTACGGGATGGTTTAGTCATGTTGTTTAGACAATATTTTTTTCCAACCCCAATTTATGCTATTGATATTCCAGAGGCGCCTTCACTCAATGTTCAATTAGAAAAAGATATTATGGAGTGGTCTCAAAAAGATAAAGGGGTTCAAAAAACTAATATTAAAGGATGGCATTCTACAACAGATATGAATCAAAAACCAGAATACAAACGTATGGTAGACCAATTATTTTTAGCTATTCAGCAGGTATGGGAAGCAGAATTATTAGAGAGAAAACCTAGGCTAGGTAATATGTGGGCCAATATTAATTATCCAGATTCTTATAATAAATCCCACATACACCCCAATAGTTTATTTAGTGGAGCGTACTATGTAAAGAGTTCACCTAATTCAGGAAAATTAATTCTTAGAGATCCACGACCAGGTCCTCAAAGTATTTTACCTGTAAGAAAAGATATTGAAAAACACCCATCTTTATGGAGTCAAGTAGATTTAGAACCTTTGGTAGGGAGAATTATAATTTTTCCTTCATGGGTATGGCATGAGGTAGAACCTAATCATTCTAATGAAACAAGAATTTCAATAAGTTTTAATTTTATACAAGAAGGTTTTCAATGAAAGAAAAAACGGAAAAATTTAATAAGTATAAAGTGATAAAAAAGGCTGTTAGTTATGAGTTGGCTAACTTTATTTTTAATTATTTCTCATTAAAAAGAGATGCAGTTAAATACATGTACCAAAATAACATTATTTATGAGAATGGAATGTGGGGAACATGGAAGGATCAGCAGATTCCCAATACTTATTCCCATTATGCAGATCATGTAATGGAAACTCTTTTAATGAAAGTATTACCAGTGATGCAAAAAGAAACAGGTCTTAATTTAATCCCTACGTATTCATATGCGAGATTATATAAAAATGGGGATATATTAAAGCGCCATAAAGATAGACCTTCTTGTGAGATATCAACTACATTAAATCTAGGAGGAGATCCTTGGCCTATATTTATAGATGGTACAGGTGCTGACACAGTCATAGACGAATATAAAAATATACATAAACCCAATGCCCCTCCAGGCACTAAAGTCCTACTTGATGTTGGCGATATGCTAGTATATAGTGGATGTGAATTAGAGCATTGGAGAGAACCTTTTGAAGGTAATACTTGCGGACAAGTGTTTCTTCACTATAACCATGTAAATGGTCCTTTTGCTGAAAAAAACAGGTTCGACAAAAGGCCAATGTTAGGTCTTCCATCATTTGCGAAGGCATAATAAAATGGGGTTATATGTTACAAAAGTTAGGTTTTTTACCTGGGTTCAATAAACAAGTCACAGAAACTGGTGCGGAAGGTCAATGGTTTGATGGTGATAATGTCAGATTTAGATATGGTACTCCCGAAAAAATAGGTGGGTGGACTCAACTAGGTGACGATAAGTTAACTGGTGCAGGCCGAGCTGTTCATCACTGGGATGATAATGCTGGTATTAAATATGCAGCTATAGGAACTAATAGAATTTTATATGTTTATTCAGGTGGAGTTTTTTATGACATCCACCCCATTAGAACTACTTTAACAGGTGCAAAATTTACAAGTACCTCTTCATCAACAACAGTTACAGTAACATGTACCGGATCTCATGGTCTAGGTGAAGACGACATTGTTATGTTTGATTCTGTTAGTGGAGTTACTGCAATAGGTTCAACTTATACCGACGCTACTTTTGAAGATCAAAAGTTTATGGTATCTTCTGTTCCAACGACAAATACTTTTACAATTACAATGGACACTCAAGAATCAGGGACGCCTTTAACTACAAGTGATGGAAACAGTACTTCGGTATTATGTTATTATACAGTAGGACCTTCTCAACAACTAGGTGGTTATGGTTTTGGAACAGGATTATTTGGTGGTACAGCTTTAGGACCAGCAACTACAACTCTAGCTTCTGGTATTAATGACGCTGTCACTGATATTCCTTTAACCAATTCTGCTGCTTTTCCTTCTACTGGAGAAATTAGAATTGGATCGGAAGACATAAGCTTTACTGCGAACAATACTACAACCAATATTTTAAGTGGGGGTGCTAGAGAAGTTAATGGTACAACAAAAGCATCACATAGTGGTGGAGATACAGTAACAAACATATCTGATTATGTTGCCTGGGGTGAAGCATCTTCTGCTGACTTTACAATTGACCCTGGTCTATGGATTTTAGATAACTATGGAACAAAATTAATTGCTCTTATTTATAATGGTAAATGCTTTGAATGGGATGCAGCCGCAGCCGGTGCTGTTTCTACAAGAGCTACAGTATTAGCAAATGCACCTACGGCATCACGTCATGTGTTAGTATCTACACCCGATAGACACTTGGTATTTTTTGGAACTGAAACAACTATTGGTTCAACTACAACTCAAGATGATATGTATATTAGATTCTCTTCTCAAGAGAGTATTGATCAATCAGATTCTTATACTGTTAAAGCAACCAATACCGCAGGTACGCAAAGACTTGCAGATGGTTCTATGATTATGGGGGCTATCAAAGGTAGGGATGCAATCTATGTATGGACAGATACGGCTTTATTTCTAATGAAGTTCGTAGGTCAACCATTTACCTTTTCATTCGAACAGGTAGGAACTAACTGTGGATTATTAGGAAAGAATGCTAATATTGAGGTTGATGGTACAGCTTATTGGATGTCTGAAAACGGATTCTTTGCATATGATGGTCAATTAAAATCTTTACCTTGTTTGGTAGAGGATCATGTTTATGATGATTTAAATTCTACTTCTAGAGATCTTGTAAACTGTGGATTAAATAATCTATTTGGGGAAATAAGTTGGTTTTATTGTACTGCTGCCTCTGATGCAGTTGATAGAGTAGTAACCTATAACTATTTGGACTCTACAATTAAGCGTCCTATATGGACAACAGGTACTTTACCTAGAGCAGCGTGGCAAGATTCATCTGTTTTTGCTAAACCCCATGCTACTTACTATAATCCTTCTGATGATGCCTCATTCGATGTTACTGGTAATACGGACGGAAGTACGATATACTATAAACAGGAAACAGGGACCGACCAAATTAATGCAGGTGGCGCAGTAACTGCTGTGATAGGTACCATTACTTCGGGTGATTTTGATATTACTCAAAAGACAGCTAGAGGTGGTGGACAAATCGTAGGAATGCCTGATCTTAGAGGAGACGGAGAATTTATAATGAGAATTAGCAGATTTATACCAGATTTTATTTCACAAACTGGAAACACTCAGGTTAGTTTTATAACTAAAAACTATCCAAATAGCTCAGGTACCACTACAAATTATTCAACTTCTAATACTACAACAAAAATTGATACAAGATTACGAGCAAGAGCAATTGCTTTAAAAATTGCAAACACCACTTCCTCTGAAGATTGGAAGTTAGGTACATTTAGATTAGATATACATCCAGGAGGAAGAAGATAATGGCTATAGATAAAAAAATGAAATATGAAGATCAAAAATTAACTAAAAAAGTTAAACCAGTTAATCAAGGTGGTGGACCAAATTATTTAGGAAAACAAAAAGAAGTAACGGTTCCTAAAAAATGGTTATCTTCTCCAGATCACGTAGTAGCAGAACTTGCTTACATTACTCCAAGAGAACAAAAAATTTTATTAGATGCAAACATCTATGGATCATTAAAAGGAAAACCAAACAAAGGACCTGGTGGCATTATGTCATTACAAGGTGACCTTGGTGGATGGTCTTCTGGAGCTGGTAAAGGTGGAAACACTGGCGGCGATCGAGATAAAGGGAAAGGCGGATCAAGCAGAGAAGATTATAAACAATCAAATTATTATAAAATGATGACTGGAACAGGGACTACAGCAACTAGTCCTACTGGAGATACAGTTAGATCTAAAAAAATTGCTGAAGGATCTATACCTGAATATGCATATGGACCAGATGGTAAACCAAAGTATATTGGTGCTGGCGGTCAATGGGTAGGAAAAAGTTTATTTAATCGTAGTGGATACAGAGATATTCAAAATAAAAGAGGTGGTTTTTTTGGATTTGGAGGACAAAAAGACATACGGTTTAATCCAGTAACAAAAAGATATGAGTTTGAAGAAGAAGAAACAGGGGATGTTAAACCAGGAATGGGTGGAAGAATCTTTGGTGGACTAATGAGTCTATTAACGGGCATACCACTTGTAGGTGGTGCAATTGGAACTGCGTATGATTATGGTAAAGGAATTTTTAAGAAAAAACCAAGAGACATGTCTCAATATAATGAATTAGGTTTGTTCGGTAAGGTACCTGAAGATTTTAATCGTAATAGAAACATATCAACAGACATGGGAGACAGTGTATGGAAAGATGGAACATTTACTTGGGGCGGTAACAATAAGGTTAATAATGTTAATAATGTTAATAATGTTAATTATCCAGGAGATGATAGAATAACTCAAAGTACAACAGATGGTAGATGGAGCAATATAAATGATTATTTAGAACAAGATATAAGCAGTAATGTAGTAAGTGATAATGGTGTAGTAAATACAGATTCTTTTGCTAATTGGAATGTAGATGATGAGGCCATGTATCCATAATGGCAAAGATCGTACAATCATTAACAAGAGCTGAAGAAGAATATAGCAGAGCTAATCTACAATCATTGGTCAGAGATCTTGATGGTGTAATAACAAAATTAAATTCTTCATTTCAAGACGAAGTTAAACAAGAAATAGAAGCTAAAAGTTTCTTTTTAGATTCATAATGGCAGTAGTAAACGAATATAAATTTTATGGTAAAACCGTAACAGCTGCTGAAAGTAATAATCTTTTAGAGCCAGGAGATAATGAAACTATTATTGTTAGGTCTCTACATGTTACTAATAAATCAGGATCTAATACACCGACAATAACTATTACTAATAATGCTTTTGAAGTAATACATACTCAAACATTGGCCACGGCAGCTAGTGTAGAAATACTAACAAATCCTATGATAGTAGAGGGAGGTAAGGTATTAGCCGCTACTACAGCAGGAACAGTAAGTGATGGGGTAGTCATTACTATAAGTTATTTGAATATTAAGAAGGAGAAAACTGACTAATGGAAATTAAAAATGCAACAGTTGAATTAACCTACAGACACAAGGAAACTGGCGAACTTTTTAAGGAAAGAAAAGACTGGGAAACTAAGGGTTATAAGAATGAGGACATGGCACAGGATGTAAAAGTCATCATGCCGCCTCTTGATTTAATGAGTAAAACGTAATAAACTAGGAGATTAAGGTAAAATTATGGCAATTTCAAGAATGCAAGAACCCCAACAAATACGTTCAGGAATAGGTTCCTTACAAGACCCTAGACAAGGTTACTTTTTAGGTAAGCTTGTTAAAAAAGCTGTTCGTGGTGTTAAGAAAATTGTTAAAAGCCCGTTAGGTAAAGCTGCTTTATTGGGTGGCTTAGGTATGTATGGTATGGGAGCAGGTCCTTTCTCAGGAATGAAAGGTGCAGGCTTTCTTAAAGGTTTAATGGGAGCTAGAAATGTAGCAGGTGCCGGTAAATTTTTATCTTCTGGAGCAGCCGGTGGCGCAAGACTACCAACTAGTTTTCTTGGCAAAGCTTTAGGTGGCGCTAAAAACTGGTGGGGTGGTTTATCAGGTGGTCAAAAATTATTTACAGGTTTAGCAGGAGCATCATTAGCAGCACCATTCTTAATGGGTAAAGGCGATGAAGAGGAAGAGGTTGAAGAATCATGGACACAAGTTCCTTCAAGTATTGCCGACATAAGAAATCAAGCAAAAAATTATTATAGAGTAGGATCAGCGGGAAGTAATTTAGACTTCATGCCAGGTAAACAGTTTGTACAACCTAATTTTTATGCAGCTGATGGTGGAAGAGCTGGATTAATGAATGGTGGAGAGCCCGGACAAGAACAAATAGAACAAATGCTTATGGCAGAATTTGTAAAATATAAAAACCAAGGTGGTACATTAACTTTCGAACAATTCGTACAAGCAATCATGCAACAGCAACAAGAACAGCAACAAGGCGGCGGCATGGAGCAGCCACAAGAAGTAGCTATGGCTGCTAACGGTGGAAGAATAGGTTATAACAGAGGAAGAGTCGTTAATCCTGGTGGGTATGCTGGAGACGACGAAGAGGGAATTTTAGAATGGATTAAAAGTAAAGCGGGAATTGAAAGTGAAACAAATCCTACGGTATTTGGAACTCAAGATTCTTTACTAAATCAAGGATCAATAGCCCAACTCAAAAACGTTATTAAAACTTATGAAGCTGCGATGCACATGGGAGAGCTAGACGAAGAACAACTAGCTGACTATGAATTAAAATTAGCCCAACTGGAAGCTTTAGAAGCAGGAGCTGAAAATAAAGCACAAGGCGGAAGAATTGGTAAGCAAGAAGGTGGGATCATGGAAACTGAAGTAGCAGAAGAAATGATTGATATGGGTGGTAAAGAAAAGGATTATAGAGAGACTGGTGGCTTCGTAGATTTAGGTAGAAAAGAACGCGCAGATGATGTACCAGCTAGATTAAGCAAAAATGAATTTGTTTTTACAGCTGATGCAGTTAGAGCTGCAGGCGGTGGAGACATAGACGCTGGATCAGAAGTTATGCAGAACATAATGGATAACTTAGAACAAGGCGGAGAAATTTCTGAAGAGTCGCAAGGCTTAGCAGGAGCGCAAGCAATGTATGATCAACAACAAATGTTACAATCGAGGATAGCATAATGGCATTACCAGATTATTTACAAGACACAGGAAAAGATTTAGCCCGTCAGATGACGGCGACGTATTCGGCGCCACTTGATACGTCTACATTTATGGGCTCACAGTTTGTAGCTGGACAAGATCCGGCTCAACAAACAGCTTATAATTTAGCAACACAAGGTGTTGGTTCTTATCAACCCTATTTAACGGATGCAAAAGCTGCAGCTACTCAAGCAGCAGGAACTATAGGGGGACTAGGTGCTTTAACAGGACCTATGACTGGTCAACAATTAACAGATTACACATCTCCATATCAAGGAGCAGTTCTCGATGAGACTTTAAGACAATATGATTTATCAAGACAAGGTGGCATGCAAGACATTAAAGACGCTGCTGTTGGAACTGGAAACTTTGGTGGTGGTAGAGAAGGTGCAATGCTTGGACAATATCAAGCGGATACTTTAGCTAACAGAGCTGGAATTAGAGCAGGATTATTACAACAAGGTTATCAAGGAGCACTTGGTCAAAGACAACAGAATTTAATGAACCAAGCTGCAATTGCCAAACAACAATTAGGAGTGGGTCAAACTCAACTAGGTCTATCTGATTTTGCAAGACAAGGAATGGGCGCAGATATACAGGCACTAGGAAGTCTTGGAGCATCACAACAAGGATACCAACAAGCATTGTTAAATGCACAGCAACAACAATTACAATCACAAGCTTACGAACCTTACGGAAGACTTGGTCAGTATGCATCAGGTATTACTGGTCTTGCTGGCGGAATGGGTGCGCCACAATATCAAGATGCACCAGCATCTAATCCATGGCAAACTGCATTAAGCACAGCAATGGGACTTGGTGGATTATATGGAAAAATATTTCAACCACAACAATCAATACGATTAATAAGTTAAGGA